GTGTAATACTTCATGGGCAAATCCGAACTCTGCTTGTTTCGGAGTTAACTTATTGACAAAATCGTTATTGTAGTAAAAGTTACGACCATCTGTAGCCAATGTACCGCACCAGTCAGTGGCATCGATAAGTTTAAGACGAGTAGCTAAATTACCAAAAAATGGATGACGTAACAGCAATCCAACACGAGCGGTAACCAATTTATCAATAATTTTATTTTTTTCTGCTTGAGTAAAGTCTTTCTTTTCTTGTACTTTAACTTTTTTATTTGCTGTAGTAGCTGATGTCATTTTTACTCCTGCTGTTTAACAATATGTATATATTATACACGATATTACAAAGGTTGTCTTATATATTTAGGTTCTCATACAATCATGTTGTTGTACTACAACATATTCTGGAATTGTTATTGAACCTAGTAACCAAAGGAACAATGCTGTGGTAACAGCAACTCCAATAAAGAAATTTTTCATATTAATTTAAAAAAAGCCCCGAAGGGCTTTTTGTATTACTCCATAGCTTGGATAATGTACTTACCGTATTGATCATGGAAGCGATCAAAGTTTTTCAATTTGCTAGCATCAAACGGCAATTGATAGTTGGTGAGCGCCACTTTGGCCCCCATTACAACTAGTTCAGTTGGGAAATTGTCCATCATAAAGCCAAAGAAGTTATCAGCCATGCCGTCCCAATCTTTAACTTTCTTTTGATGAGCAGTTTGGAGCTCGTAACACATAGATACCGCTAGTGAATACATCGCAGAAATTTCTTTGATAGAAGACTTCTTAACCTTGCCGCTCAAAATATCTTCTGGGTTTGGCATTTGTTTGGCAACTTTGCGGTGTGCCATAAACTTAACAGCCAATCCTTCACCAACAGCACCTGCTACTAAATCGATTAGTGTTCCTTCTGACAAGTCGTCATCGCCGAGCAAATCACTAACAAATGACCAACTACGTGGAGTAGCAAATGAACGTGAACTAGACTTTGGATCAAAGTCATACAAGTCTTGTTTAGCAAAACCCAAATAACCAACAACTTGTTCATGAACCTTATTAGCAGTGGCCCAATTCATCCAGTCTTCAAAGTCTGTACGCAATTCAATGTGTACAAAGCGATTTGCCAATGGACTAGGCATACGATAGGTAACGCCTTTGTCAGCTTCTCTATTACCTGCGGCTACAATACTAACGCCTTTAGGTAGTTGATAAGTGCCAACACGACGATTAAGCACTAATTGGAAGGCCGCGGCTTGCGTAGCAGGAGCCGCGGAATTTAATTCATCAAGGAACAAAATTGCGGTTGATTCTGGATCACTAGGCAATTCAGCAGGAGGAGCCCATTCCATAGAATTAGAAGTGCTGTTATAAAAAGGAATACCTTTAATGTCAGTAGGTTCCCACAAACTCAAACGAACATCGATAACTTCACGTCCTTGTTCATCTCCGATTTGTTTCACAATATCGGACTTACCAATGCCGGGAGGGCCCCACATGAATACAGGGCGTTGAATTTTAATACACTTTCGAAGACTGCGTTTGGCTTCGTTAGGTGTTACATTACGATTTGCTGAAGTGTGCTCTGCCATAGTGTGCTTTCTAAAAAATTTATAAAATATTGATGCCTAACTGCTTCAATATGTATTAATTATACGCTGAATTACGGCAGTTGTCAAGCAGAATCGGCTCTTGCTTGACCGTATTTGTATATGTTGCCTGAAAACAACACTAGTTGTACAGCCATGCGCTCGCTATATACATAAATTTCTTTTTCAGTTACGTAGAACGGACAGTCTATAAAATGATCTAACCAAATGACTAATTGGTTAGTGAGAGTAATTGGCTTTTCAAATTTGATTTGATAGTCTTTAATTTCGGCTTGAATAAAGGCATTACGTCCAATTTCAGTTAATTTGAACCCACCTTTATCTTTTTTTCTAATATTTGCCCACCAGGTATGAAGAGCCTGATCTAATAATTTTTGGTCAGCGTCGGGTTTGAGTATTTTGAGTACTTTTTCTGTTAGCTCAAGTTTCAGATTCATCGGTTATCTTTTCCCCAGTAACCAATTTATAAACAGAAAAATCTTTAGTATTAAATGTTTTGTTCAGTTTTTCGGCAAGATTAAATGCGTGACCGCTGTTTGAAAAACTTACTTTTTTGTATTTTGGGCCCAATTGTTGAACAGTTAAACTTGATGTTTTCAAATTAATTGGTTTGTCCTGATAAAATACTGCCCAAATGGCTCCGGCATCTAAAACCTGTTCTGTTTTGTAAGTCTTTTTGTTTGTAATTTCTAGTAATACTGTTGGCTTTGGTCTGCTCATATATACGCTACTCCATTTAGTGCGTATATATTTATGCCTTGTTTACTTAAAACTTTCCGCCATCCATTTTAACTTCGATTGGGCCTTGTTGAATATTAGATGCTATTTGATCTAACTCACCACTAAGACGAGTCATTACAATACTAAGGCTATTTTGTAAATCTGCGACCTCTTTTATGCTTAAATTGAGGCTTTTTTGATTAGATTTGATAGCAATTCGAGCCTTATCTAAGAAGTCTTCGATAGGAAGGGTGTTGAGTTGTTTCATACTTTATTAACTTTATTTAAAACAGTTTTCATTTCCAATTCAGTTTTATATGGACCGTGATATGGATAACGCTCTAATGTGATCAATTTTGGACAGAAACTCTTAACCCAACCTTTGCGAAATTGAATTATATAGTAGCCTGCGCAATATTGACTTTTACTTTTAGCACTCTTAGCATATAATGGAAGTTTTTGTTTAACATTGTATACAGGACCGTGCGGTTTTGAGCTACAAGGGTAATCATAGATAGCATACGTCTTGTTATCTACAATAGTCTTTTTAAAGTTTTTTAAACTTTCTTCTTGTAGGGCTATACCAAATTGTGCTGTAACTTCTGATAAGTCTTTTAATGTAATTTGACGACCGTTTCGTAAAAAAGAATATCCTTTTTTATTTTTAGCAATAGTGCCTATTTTCTCTCCACGATCTTTGATCAACCATTCTTTTTCTGGAATTAAAACTTTAGCAGTTGAATTCATATAAAATACCTCACAATTGTTTGTTCTGTTAACACACGTAGTCGTATAAGGACAGCGACTATGCTGTATATCTCGCATTAAGTGGTTCTGCATAACTTTCTACCTGTTCACTAATTTTTACTAAATTGTATTCGGCACAGTATTTAAGAAGCCTAATGCCAACTTGAGAAATATTTTTCTGAGCTGTTGTTGCTTCTGTAATTGTAGAAACAATTAATGCTTTAATATCATTTGGTTGTGCTGACAGGTCACATAACTGTACATTACGATTATAATCGTCTAATACACGATGTTCGACACCTTCATGGTCGGTCCAACGTTGGAGCATCATGTTGTTCCAATTATATCCTTTAGACGCCCTGTCAGCATACGCTTCACGGAGACCAACTTTATTCTTTGTCCCTTTCTCACGTACTCCTGGATAAGCACTAAAGATATTGTCGGAGGTGTCTCCACGCATACACTTCTCAAATAGTAACCAGGCCGGATCCGGCGCGGGTTTTTCTTGTTTAGTTTTCTTATCAATGACACGTTTACCTTTGACATCAAAGTATCCTTCGTGTGTAGTTGTAATTTCCATCACACCGTTATACTGTTTCACATTTGGAGCAATGAGTTGAGCAAAATCTCCGTCTGTCGAAATAATAACATGATTATCATTTGGGTGTGCCTGAATGAAACCTGCAATCAAATCATCTGCTTCAAGTCGTGGATGCTGTAGAACAGTTGTATTAGTTTTATTGGTGATAAAATCTTTGAACTGATCAAATGTTTCCCAAAATACACGATCTTCTTCTTGCTCACGAGGGCTTGCCGCGGCACGAGCATCTGACCGTTGACGCTTGTAAGGCGCATAATAATCCTTACGCCACGATCTACCTTCTAAAAAGAAAATAACGTGGTCGCCTTTAAAATCACGCCACGCTTTACGCACACTGCTTAATACTGTGTGGATACTCATTCCGACTTTATCTTCAGTACTACCTCTAATAACATGTCGAGCTCTAAAAAATGTGTTTGCTGTATCTACCAGTATATATGTTTTTGACATTAACTTACTTCCGTTTTTCCATCTGCTCTTAATGCCCGATTAACATAACCGGACCCCCTACGAGTCATATCAATGCCTTCTTCTGATCCAACTCCACGACATAGTTCTTGGAACCATTGATCGACAATAGCTTCGTCAGTTGTGCCTAAATATCCTGCGTCTTTTAATTGTAACACAAAGTATTCATTCCAGTCAAGTTCGAAAAAACCATTTCTAACATTATCTTGATTGACATGTGTTTCTAAAACAGCAACCCAAGGTTCTTTACGTTCCGTAGCAAGTTCTTTTGGACTTAATTTAGCAAGACGTTCTGCTTCTTTAGCAGCCTCGGCGGCTTCTAATGCCTGTTGAGCTAATTTTGTAGCAACTTCGCCTTCTTCTAAAGCACGCCTAGTCTCTAATTCAATTTTATCAATTCCAAATATACGTTTAATAAATTTGTTCATTTTTTATTTCCTGCTATACTCTTTTTTCGATCTCTAACAGATTTTTTATGTTTTTTAACTTTAGACATTATTCTGGCATCTATTTCTTTGTATAATTCTTTTGCGGCATTATACATTTCTATAGTTGTAGATTTATCTTTAAGTGATAATACAAACTGCTCAATCAATATTTTTTTTTCTGGAGCTAAAACATCTTTATCTGGATTATATACTCTGGCAAGATTAATTGTAAGTGCCTTAATCGATTTTGGATCCATTAAGTACCCCACTCATTTTTAAATAGCGGTACTTGTAGTCGATCACTATAACGCCAGCCACGTTTCATAGCCGCTAATGCTACATTCTTAGCATTTAGTGTGTACACACTTTCTACACCACCTACTGGCATCAAATATACATGTCCTCTAAAATCGCCTTCTCGAAAAGCACCAACAGCACATTCAGCATCGGCGATATCTTGTTCTGTTGCTACCACAAACTTTAGATAAACATCTCCGTAGTTTTGATATTCCCAAACAACATCTGGACAAATAGCATCTTCCCACTTTTCACCACTTGCTGGTAGTTTAGCACTTACACTAAATGTAATTTGTCTGTTGGCTTTCCATCTAAACAGATATTTTTTAAATTCGTCAGTTAATCTTTGAGTACCATTAGTTTCAAATGTTAATTCTTTTAAATTATGCATTTTAGGATTATCTAACAAGTCTGGATAAGCACGTTGCCAGCC